GGGGTAGCTACAAATGATGTGCCACAACCACAAGTACCACTTCAAGCTCCTCCACCTGCTGGAGCTATAGATGATCCACAATTTATGTATAATAATCTAGCTCCATATTCCACACCAATTGAAGAACCAGTTATGGCTAAGGGTGGACTTATGGCAAAGAAAAAAAGGTGATATAATCAACACATCGTAACCAGAGGTGGGCTGGTCGATACTTATAACACCCACCATTATTGGCTACCTATCTCCCCGCATATGGCGGCAACAGCTAGCCCCAACTTATAGAGGTATTTATGACTGACGTTGTTTTAGAACAGAAACAAGAAGTAAAAGCTTATTCTCCTTTTGGCAAACGTAACGCCAATAACGAAAAGATTGAGCAAGAAGAAGCAGAACTTAAAGAATTGCAAGAAGCAAACAAAGGCGAGAAGAAACAAGAGGAAGACGATTCCAACTTATCTTCAGAAGAAAAAACATTTAAGAAGCGTTATGGAGACCTGCGTAGACATTCTCAGCAACAACAAACACAGCTTCAAACACAGATTGATGAGTTGAAGTCTCAACTTCAAAAGAGTACAACCAATCAAATTAAGTTGCCCAAAACAGAAGAAGAGCTTTCTGCTTGGGCTGAGCAATACCCAGACGTAGCTAAGATTGTTGAATCTATTGCTATGAAGAAAGCTAAAGAGCAGTCTGCATCAATTGAACAGCGCCTACGTTCTTTGGATGAAAGAGAACTTGAGACAGCTAGAAGCAAAGCTGAAGGTGAGCTTCTGCGTTTGCACCCAGACTTTGATAAGATTCGGGATACTGATGACTTCCATGATTGGGTAGAAGAACAACCAAAATGGGTACAACAGGCTTTGTATGAAAACGACACAGACGCAAAAGCGGCTGCTAGAGCCATTGATCTATATAAAGTAGACAAAGGTATTACAAAGAGTAAAACTAAAGAATCTAATAAGGGCGCTGAATTAAGCGTAGGAACTAGAGGAAGTAGATCATCCCCTGCTGATGTAGATACAGATGGTGTTGTTTATGAGTCTGTGGTCAACCAAATGAACTCACATCAGTATGAAGCTAATCAAGAAGCAATTGCTAAAGCCATTAAGTCTGGTAAATTTGTATACGATATTAGTGGAAACGCTAGATAATAGTTGACAAATACAAAAGTAATGCTATAACTTTAAACACGGCTACTTCGGTAGCCAGTTTACTTAAGCCGTTATTCGCTATAACCACCTTAAGCAAACAACTAACATGTAACGCAAAGCAAGTAAACTGTCAGAATCACCTGTAAGTTTATTAGCCTGTAGAAGAGATAGCGGCGGTTGTCTCCACTACACACCTAATAATATCAGCCTCTGTAGTTGTGTGAGCGTATTTAATTATATGCCCTATCAATATCTTAGGAGGATACATCATGGCATTTCCAAAGGCAACTGGCTATAATAATTTACCCAATGGTAATTTTAGCCCAGTCATTTATTCCAAGCAAGTTCAGCTTGCTTTCCGCAAATCATCTACAGTCGAAGCTATTACTAATAGCGACTATTTTGGCGAGATCGCCAACATGGGCGACTCTGTTAAAATCATCAAAGAGCCTGAAGTTTCTGTTCAGTCTTATGCCCGTGGTACACAAATCACTGCACAAGACCTGAATGACGAAGACTTCACTTTGGTTGTTGATCAGGCTAACTACTATGCCTTTAAGATTGATGACATCGAAGCCGCTCATTCCCACGTAAACTTTATGCAGATGGCATCTGATCGTGCAGCTTATCGCTTGCGTGACCAGTATGACCAAGACGTATTGGGCTACTTGTCTGGCTTCCAACAGTCTGCCAAGCACACCCAAGCCGGTACTGCTCGTACCACTTTCCCCGGTACTAAAGCTTTGTCTGAGGCTGGCTCCAACGAACTGTTGGCAAGCATGGTGTTGAAGAAGGGTGACTTTGGTAACATCACCACTAGCTCTGCTGGCGATCACTCAATTCCTTTGGCTGCTCGTTTGCCCGGCGCTACTGCTCTGCCTACCGCTACAGCTTCTCCTTTGATGGTGATTGCTCGTATGGGTCGTTTGTTGGATCAACAGTTTGTTGACACCAATGGTCGTTGGTTGGTGGTTGACCCCGTGTTTATTGAACTGTTGAAAGACGAAGACAGCCGTTTGTTGAATAGCGATTTTGGTGGCTCAGGTTTGCAAAATGGTTTGGTCATCAACAATCTGCATGGCTTCAAAGTCTATGTGTCTAACAACCTTCCCAAAATTGGAACTGGCGCTGGTACTACTGGTACTGCTAACCAAAACTCCAACTTCGGCGTGATTGTTGCTGGTCATGATTCTGCTGTTGCAACTGCACAGCAAATCACCAAAACAGAAACCTATCGTGATCCCGATAGCTTTGCTGACATCGTGCGTGGTATGCACCTTTATGGTCGTAAGATTTTGCGCCCCGAAGGTATTGTCACTGCTAAATATAACGCTGCTTAAGGAGAACATAAATGGCTACAGTTGACGTTTCTAGTGGTATTAATGCTGCTACCCACCCAAGCCGTGCTGTTCGCAGCATGCCTTATGTAGTTGAGACAACCCTCAACTTTGCTACTGCCACCACAGTTAAAGGCTCTGCTCTTGCAGCAACCGATGTGTTGGAAGTGTTGGACATTCCTGCTGAGACTTTAATTCTCAATGCTGGCTATGAAGTCACTGCCACCATCACTGGTGATGTGACTTTGGACGTTGGTGTGACAGGCGTGGATGCTGACAACTTTATTGATGGCGCTACTCTTGCTGCTGCCACTTCTGTTGGTACTTACGCTCAAAACGCTGCCGCTTTCCAGCCCATCGTTATTGGCTCTAGTGCTGACACCTTGGACGTTCTCATCGCAACTTCTACCACAGCAATCTCTGCTGGTACTATTCGTGTGTGGGCCGTTTTGGTTGACCTGAATGGTCGTGCTGGCCCTGCTTCTGTAGATCGTGAACAGTTGGCTTAATAGCTAACTAAACCGAGGGGCAGCTTCCAAAAGAGGTTGCCCCTTTTTTTGTTTATACGTTATGTTATAATAGTGGTTCAGTGTGAAAGATAATAATGGCATATAATTTTCTTGATCTTGTAAACGAAGTGAACAGAAGACTGAATGAGGTTGAACTCACTTCTTCTAACTTTGCTTCAGCCAATGGATTTTATGCACATAATAAAGATGCTGTTAATGCTGCCATTAGAGACATCAATCATGTTCATTATGAGTGGCCCTTTAACCATGAAGTAAAAGAACAAACATTAACTGCTGGAACAATTAGATATGCTTTTCCAGCAGATGCAAACACAATTGATTTCGATTCTTTTCGTATAAAAGAAAATACTGGTTTTGGAACTAAGACTCAAAAGCTCACTTTAATTTCTTATGAAGATTATTTAAATGGGTTTGTTGATCAAGAATATACAACAGAAACTAATAAAAGAAAAATACCAGAGTATGTATTTCATGCTCCTAGTTTAGAATATGGTGTTGTAAACGCACCAGATCAAGCGTATACTTTAGTATATGAATACTATCAAGTGCCTGTTGATTTAGCCACTTACTCAGATGTACCAACAGTGCCTGAAAGATTTAGGCATGTTCTTATTGATGGTGCTATGTTGTATGCTTACTTGTTTAGAAGTAACGAACAAGCAGCAACACTAGCTAAGAGTAAGTTTGATGAAGGCGTTAAACGCATGCGTACTATGTTAGTTAATAGGTATGTGAATATGCGTTCTGGAATGATTACACCAACTAAAGCTACAGCCTTTGGTGATAGGGTTAAGTAATGGCTGACGCTTGGCAAACATATGCTTTTGAGTTTAAGGGTGGATTAATGTCTAATCTATCTCCTTTACAGCATGGTATTAATGCTCCCGGCAGTGCTCGTCTATTAAAAAACTTTGAACCTTCTGTTGATGGTGGATATAAAAGAATAGACGGGTTTACTAAATATGACACTGCACAAGTTCCTCCATACGGATTACCTAAAGTACATGGTAGTGGTCAAACAGGAACAACATTAATTATTGGAAATATTTTTATAACACCGGAAGCGAATGATACATTTACTGTAGCAGGGGTTACAGGAACATATTCTATCACCAATATTTCTTATGATAATACTAATAAAAGAGCAACCCTCACTTTAAGCACATCACTAGCTAGTAGTCCTGCTGACTTAGCAGCCGTTACCTTTACAACTAAAGCGGGTTTAATTAGTGGAGTTGCTGCGTGGGAAAGCAATGTAATAGCCCTAAGAAATAATTCTTTATACAAATCAACTGGTAGTGGTTGGACAAAAATAAATGTTCCTTCTTATGGAACAGTATTAGTTAATGGTGCTGGTCAAACAGGCAGTAGTCTTGTTATAGATGGTTTAACGGATAATCCAAGAGTAGGTGATACATTCACTATTAGTGGTGTAGAGAAGGTATACACAGTGCTTACTACAGCAACTGTTACATCAGGTGGGGCAACAGTTTCTATTAGCCCTTCTTTAGCTAGCAGTCCTGCTGATAATGCTGCTTTAACTTGGTTAACTTCTAATTATAGTGGTAGTGAAAAACTACGCACTTCTAAATATAGAATAAGCACCTTTAGTAAAATAGTTGGTGTTGATGGGGTAAACTATCCTTTCATTTATGATGGTAGCACATACACAGTATTAGATGCTACGACAGATTTATTAGGTGTTTCTTTTGCTGCTTTTCATAAAAATCATTTAGTGTTTGCAAAAGGAGATCAGATTATTTTTTCTTCTCCATACACTGATACAGATTTTAATGTTGCTAACGGCGCAGGAATCATCTCTGTTGGTGGAGCAATCACAGGCATTATTGTATTCCGTGAAGCACTTATTATTTTTACAGAAAAAAGTATAAGTCAAATTACTGGAAACACTTCGGCTGATTTTGTTTTACAATCTATTACAAGAAATGTTGGATGTGTAGCTAGTGATACTATACAAGAAATAGGTGGCGATATTATGTTCTTAGGCCCAGAAGGTTTAAGACTATTAGGAGCTACAGATAGAACTGGCGACTTTAACTTAGGCGTTGTTTCTAAAGTGATACAGCAAGAAGCAACTGATTTAATTTTGTCTAGTTCTTCTTTTTCTAGTGTCGTTATAAAACAAAAATCTCAGTATAGAATATTTGGATATAACAGTTCAGTCACAACAGCTAGTTCTAAAGGTATTTTAGGCACACAGATGACTGCTGATAATACGGCTAGTATTGCGTGGGCAGAAACAACTGGTATAAAATCTTATGTAGCAGATAGTGATTATAAAAATCAAACTGAAACAATTG